GCTACTAATGTAACTAATTCCGCAGACCTCCTTACAACTCTAGGAGCAGGAACAATTGTTTATGGCAACTTTACCTCCGTTACTATTAGCGGTGGACTAGTGCAACTACACAAGGTCTAGTATGCACATTAGCCTTGATTCAGCCCTGGGTCGCCAGCGTCGGCTGAACTCAGTGGGAGAAACTATTAGTTCGATAGCTCCTCTTGCGGCGGCATACAGCCTCCGTAGTCTTACTGGCGGTGATCCCAAGGTTGTGCGTGTGCGTAGAGGAAGCGACAACCACGAGCAGGATTTCACTGCGTCCGAAGTATCTTCTGGTGCATTAACTTCTTTTGTAAACGCTCAGGTGGTAGCACCCCTGGACATACAGGCACTTAGTGCAACGGGCCGTGATGGTGACTTTCTGATTGCTAAAGCGGCTTACTCACTTCGTAGCCTAGGGACACGTCAGGCTACCTTAGCGGCTACTGGAGATACCGTAGCCCGTGCTGATGGTAAGTTCGTAGTGCAGGTTCGTCGTAGCTCTGACGATGCCTTGAAGTCCTTTACTGCGGATGAGGTTACTGATGGAACCTTGTTGTCCTTTGTTGGAACAAGTGGATCAGACAACGGCTTCGTTAAAACTTGGTATGACCAAAGTGTAACCAATCAAGCAGGAGATACAGCAACAGGTAACCACGCAGTTCAAGCAACTGCTGCGAATCAGCCTAAGATTGTTAATGCTGGAGCTTTAGTAACTGGGGGCTTGGACTTTGATGGAACGGCTCACCAGCTTACCTTGTCCAGTACTCTTGGTATTACTAGCGCAGCGTCTCACTTTGCCGTTATAAACCCTAGCGGGGGCGGTGCAGACACTTTATTTGATAACCGAGATTCTAGCGTAGATGGATATAGGATAGCAACTTCTAGCACAACAAAGATAAATTTTGATTGGTTAAATAGTGACGTTGAAATAGACAGAGTTTCTGGACAAGCTGTTTATTATTTTAATAAAACATCTAGTCAAACTCAATCTGGTGCAAATGGTGGAACACTAGTTACCGCTTCCGAGTCAGGCTCCATTAGTGTAACAACAGCCCCAAGAATTGGAGCAAGGTCATTTAGTTCTGCCCTTAATTTCTTTGCAGGGACAATCAATGAGTTTATTGTCTACAACTCCGACCAAACAGACAACCGCACAGCTATTGAAGCTAACATCGGTGAAGCCTACAGCATTGACCTACCATCTGGTGTAGACCCAGGGTTTGACCAAGTGGACGGCTTTGTAGAGACTTGGTATGACCAGTCAGGTAACGGCAGGGACTCAACTAATCTTACCGCAGTTCAACAACCTATTATTGTTGATGCAGGAGTATTTCAAGATGGATTGAAGTTCACTCACGCTGATACTACAAACGGAAAGAGATTATTCGTGCCTCGCACCGCAGCAGAATTAGGAGATTCATTTGCTCTTGTTTGGGTAGGTAAGGTAACTGAATCAGATACGTCTTTCAATAATCTTATTGGAGGAACTAGAGGTGTTCAAAGCTATGCTGCTGGAACTTCGGGAATAAGTATTAAGTCCAGTGATGGAACTGTTGCTTTTATAAATGAAGAATCAACTAGCTCAAGGATACTATCTACAAGTTCAACTACTACAACATTGAACGAGGACTCCGTTGTATTTGCTACTTATGAAGATGCGGGGGCAGGACCTTCGCTTGATTTGTCTGTAGATGGAAATCATCAATACTTTAGCGTTAGTGGTTATACCTTAACAAGCACAAAAGATATTGGTATTATGAACTCTACTGGTTCTTCTGGTGGTTACAGAACACAAGAAAGCCCAACGGGGGTATGCCGAGAGGTATTAGTCTATGATACTAATCAAAACGCAAACCGTGTAGATTTGGAAACCAACATTAACAATCAATACAACCTTTTCTAATGCTTTACTTAATATACGCAAGCAAGGAAGCCGCCGTTGAGCGAGCCGACGAAGAAGGCAAGGAACTTGGCTTTGATTACTGGATTGAGGATAATGGTAAAGGCACACGTTGGCTTACCTACCCTGCTGAAACTGCTGACCATATGTGGGCATTGGACGTAACTAACTACGACCTGGACGAGTCCGAGGAAGCCTCAACCGTTGATCACTACACACCCCTACCTGACGAGGACTAAACACTATGCAAGATATTATATACAGATCAACAATCGGAACAGGGGGCTTTATAGCTACCATTGAACTATCTCCCGTGAACGAAGTGCTTGGTTTCTGCGTAGGTCTAGCGACCTTTCTCTATATGTCCGCATCGGCAATCAAGGTAATCAAAGAACTCAGAAAGAAATAATGACACCAGAACTAATAGCAATGCTCGGGGGTGGAGCCTCTGGTTTTATCTTTAAACTGATTGGACAGCTTGTCGCTAATCAGCAAGGCACTGTGGACGCTATGCTCAAGAAGCAAGCCGCTGCCGATGAAAGCCACGAGAAGGCGGCTAAAAGGGGCGGTGAGTGGGTCAGGAGGGTCATAGTATGCACTGTCCTGTTTGCGGTCGTTGTAGCCCCCTTTCTGTTGGCTCACAGCCCAGAGGGAGTTACCGTAGGGCAGGAGACATCTTCCTTCTTTGGTCTATTCAAGGGAATCAAATATCAGACCCTCAATGGTTACCTTATACTACCAGAGGTTCGTCAAACAGTTTTAGCTATTGTTGGATTCTACTTCGGATCCTCAACTATTAAATGAATGAAGTTCTACAAATCATTGCATCTCTCTGGCCTATCGGTATCGGCGTTATTACGCTCATTATCGTGCTAGCCAGGATGCACTACAACCTCGAGGCTCTTACAGAGAAAGTAAAGGTCCTGTTCGATTTTCACAACACAAGAAAGAAATAACATGAAGTGCTGCATCTGCAAAACTAAAGATACATTTATCAGTAAAGTAAAATCCGCTATATCTAAGCTTATTGCTTGGGTTAAATCAGTAATCAAATAAAGAAAGATAATATTATGCCAATGGGAAAAGGAACATACGGAAGTAAAGTAGGTCGTCCATCAAAAGCTGCAAAGGCTAAGGGGATGAAGAAGATGGCCGTAAAAAAGAAGAAGAAGTAATGCCATTTAGCAAATACAGTCCAAAACAGAAGAAACTAGCTAGGGTTGCCGCACCCCGTAACAAGATTACTGGGGCTGACTTCAAAGTATTAAAAAAATCAAATGCACAGAAAAATACTAACCGTCGCAAGAAAGCTTGAGCAAGCATCCAAGGCTCACGCCGGGCAAGCCAAGGTACTTAAATCAATTGTAAAGAATGCCAAAAAAAGCAAAAAGCGGGGGTAAAATATGCCCTGAAGGTAAGGCTTGGGCGAGACGGACGTTTGACACTTATCCGTCCGCTTATGCTAATATGGCTGCATCCAAGTATTGCAAGGACCCCAACTACGCCAAGAAATCTAAGAGTGCCAAACGTAAAAGAAAATAATGGGCCAGCTAGAACAATGGAGAAAGCAGAACTGGGTAAGGATCGGAACTGATGGATCAATCAAAGGACCTTGCGGAACGTCGAAGGATAAGAAAAACCCTGACCGTTGCCTGCCTAAAAGAAAGGCTCTTAGCCTCACGAAGGCAGAGAGAGCAAGCACTGCTAGAAAAAAGAAAGCAGCAGGAGCCAAAGGAAGAACAGTCGTAGCAAATACACCTAAAGCAAAAGTAAGAAGTAAATGAGGAAGGAACACAAAAGCAAAAAGGGCGGACTCACTGCGGCTGGTCGTGCCTACTTCAAGCGCAAGACTGGTGCTAACCTTAAAGCTCCGGTCACGGAATCCAATCCAAAGGGTAAGAAGCTAGCAAGAAAGAAATCATTTTGTGCCAGGATGTCTGGTGTTAAGGGTCCGATGAAGGATTCAAAAGGAAGACCAACACGGAAGGCACTAGCCTTGAAGCGTTGGAAATGTTAATTAATGCAAGAGTACAGGTCATACGCTAACCTTGATGACCGCATCCTCAATGACGGGGATGTAGGCTTTGTTGGGTTCAACAATAGGCTTAGACCCGATCAGCTACAGGGCGGGATGCTGGCTGATGCCCAGAACGTCCGCTTTGATCGCAACGGCGAAGCACAGGTCCGCAAGGGTATCGAGGTCATTGAAGCCCCGTTTGCCGTAGGTGGAGATGTACTTCGACTGCCTACTACAGGAGAGATTGGAAACGGAAGCACGGCGATGCTTCCTACGACTATTGAATCAGCTACCCTTGATGGGACTCCTAATCAGGCTAACATTATTATCAATGACCCGGCGGTTGAGGCTGGGCATATATTTGCAGCGGACGATGTTGTTACAGTAGAGGGACTAGGCTTTTCTACGGTTGATCCCAATGGTCTAAAAACTTTGGTTTCCGTGACTGATAACGGAGCTACCCGTACACTCAAATACGCCCTGACAGGTAGCGATGAAACCTATACTACCCCAATTGTCCTGCCGCAGCAATTACCATTTGCTCTGAATGCCAATACAACGCAGGCCGTTATTGGGTTCAACATGGTGCTTGACCAAGGTCAAGTCACCGAGGTCTATGCTAGTACTGCGTTCAGTGACCCCAATGACAATGCAAGTCAGTACCTCCTCATTGCCTCTAATCTAAAGGTTGTTACTAAAAACCTAGCTACGGATGCAACTGTGGACATTGCTTACCCAGCAGGCGAAACTGTACCACCTGAATCATCAATGCTTCAGACGTTTAACAAGGTGTTCATCTTCCGCAAGGGTCAAGTAGCCCTGGAGTGGGATGGTT